TATCGCCCATCGGTTGAAAAGAACGAGTCGACCGGGGAGTTCATCGGCTATAAGAAACGTTTCAAAGCGGACTTGCTGCAGAAGAATCGAAGTGGCTTCTCGAAAACGTTCGGTCTGACGAAAGACCAAGTCTATACGGCGCTCAAGACGCTCGAGGAAATGGGGATCATCACGAATCACTTACGACAAATCGAGTTGATGGACACGACGCTCAACAATGTTCGCTTCATCGAACTGCATGCCGAGCAACTGAAATCCATCACGTACCCTGTCGTACAGGAACGAGACCCTATCGTACAGGAACGAGAGCCCTCTCGTATAGAAACGATACCCCTATCGTATAGGAACGAGACATATACAAGTACTACTGGTACAGAGATTACTTCTCCACAGACTACGCAATCAAACCCTATTGTCGAGCAAGCCTCGACGACCCATCACGACATCATTGACTATCTCAATTCGAAGACAGGCAAAAAATATAAAACATCGACGAAAAGTACACGAACTCACATCAATGCTCGTATCACAGATGGTTTTACCCTCGACGACTTCAAACGGGTCATCGACAACAAGATCCGCGACTGGTCGAACGATCCGAAGATGAGCAAGTTCATCCGGCCGGAAACCTTGTTCGGCACGAAGTTTGAAAGTTACCTGAACGAGACACACGTCGAGCGGAAGTTCTCGACACCGGACCACAGCGCGTACGACCCCACATTTGGGAAGGAACTTCCCTTCTAAGGAGGCGACACCATGCAATCGATCACACGCATCACCCAAGCGGACCTCACGCAAGAAATCCTCGCCCAGCGCACCTGTCAGGGATGCGGGCAGGACATCGAGGTCGTCCGCCAACAATATGCCTTCGGGCCGAAAGCCGGGGAATACTTCGAAGCCGTCAAGGGATGCAAATGCGAGGACCTGGCGATCGCTCGGCAAGCCGTCGAGAACGAGGAACGTATGATTCGGCGCAAGCTCGAGGACACGTTTTCTTCCGGCTCGACGATCAACGACAAACTGCTGCACGCGACGTTCGACGGGTATGAGGCAACGACTCCGGAACTGGCAGAAGCGAAGGCACGATTCAAACGATTCGCCCACGACCTCACAGGGACGTTACTGGTGTCCGGAAGCTACGGCACCGGCAAGAGTCATCTGAGTATGGCGACGGTCAACGCGGTCAAGGAGAAAGGGGAGAGCGCGGTCTTTATCTCGCTTCCTCGCTTGCTGACGAAAATCAAAGGGACGTTCGGCAACGAAGGGTCGCAGGACGACATCATCACGCGTCTCGCAGACGTCACGCTTCTCGTCCTCGACGACATCGGGGCAGAGCAAGTCAAGTACACGGATGGCAACAAGACGACGATCGACACGGACACGTTTAGCAACGACGTCCTGTTCCAAGTCCTCGATGCCCGGATGGGCAAACCGACCATCTACACGACGAACCTGACCGGTAAGGACCTGCGGGCGCGGATCGGACAACGGAACTGGTCCCGGATGCTCGACGATGCCGACATCGTGAAGATGTATGGGGACGACTACCGACTGGCGAAATTCAACTTTTAAGGGGGAGAAAGGATGCGCGAGTTGTTGAATCAAAAGACCTACCAATGCGAGTTTTGTGATAAGCGATTTATCACCAAGAGAGGCGCGCACTTGCATGAAGAAAAGTATTGTTGGAAGTCGCCAATTCCAAAAGCGAACAAGGCGATTGAAATAATGTCCTGCGAACACGATTTTCAAATGGAGTACACATATATAGCTGGTGAAGCAATTCAAGAGCCGAGTCATAAAGAGTGCATCAAATGCGGCGTTGAAGAACGTGAATTTGAACGAATGAAAGCAGAACAGGAGGACCCATCATGACACGTGAGCTGATCCTCAAACGCTACGAACGGGGCATGAAGCCGGCAGAAATTGCCGCCGTTGACAACTTAACACTGGCGCATGTGGAGGAAGTCATTTCCTCCAGTGACGTGCAGCCGGTCGAACGGAAGAGACTTGAAGCGAATAACGCCCTCATCACGGACGACGAACTCAAGCGCCGCCTCGAAGCAGGAGAGACCCGTTACGCCATCGAGAAGGACTTCAACCTCACGACAGGTTCGCTCATGAACCGGGTCAACCGCATCCTCGCTGAGCAAGACGGGCAGGACGAGCCGAAGGTGAGAGGACGCAAGCCGAAAGTTACGGACGCGCATCTGATCGAATACGTTGAATCCGGCAAGACCTGCATGGAAATCGCGCGGATCATGAAGACCTCGCACTCCAATTTGAAGAAACGCCTCGTTCGCCTTGAAATATTCGAACAGGCCGAAGCCAATAAGCAAGCCCAGTCAGAACTCGCCGCCCAGGAAACCGCCGTCACGACCGAATGTGACGGGTTCGCTGAAAACTTTACCATCGCCGCACTCATGAAGGAGGAAGAAGAGATGACAGAAGCCATCGCAGAAGTGAAGCAGGAGACGCAAGCGCGGGACGTCCGCAACGACAAGTGGGTCCATTTCGTCGCCAATCAGATTGAGCACGCCAAGGTCAAGACAAAGTTCGACGTCGTCCAAGAAGGCAAGAAGTTCATCAAGCGCACGGAAGTCCGGTTCGTGATCGAGGAAGTCCTATGAACCCATCGCCACGTGAACTGAAACGCCGTCGGCGCACGGCACTGACGCTCTACATGGACAAACGCCCACTCGCCTATATCGCCAAAGCACTCGGCATGACGGAGGCAGGTGTGTACGAACTGCTCGAACAAGCGGGTGCGAAGAACATCCAGTACGAGGGAGCCGGCACGCCTGACCCATTACTGGAGGCACCGATGATGCCAAAAAAGTTGAAGACGTACGAGGAGTTGCTGATCGAGAACGTGCAACTGCGGAGCGAGAACTTGCGGCTGCGTCATCGTCTCATCGAAGACAAGCATCACCGGATAACCGAAGACGTGACACGAGCAAAAAGGGACATAAACCAAATCCTCGTTCGAAGCTGACGCCGTCAATTGGTGAACGAACTTCCAGACGCGCAACGGGTGAAAGACGACGGGATCTCGTAATTAAAGATTTCACCGGTCGCGGATGGTCACTCATCGCGATCTATGAACACGACTTACCCTACACGACGATGTACTCGCTCATATTCGAATACCAAGGAGGTTCGGGTCTATGAAGATGACGAAGGTCAAGCAGTTCAACCAGTTGATGGATTACCTGGATGAGTACGGCGGACGGATCGTACTCCAGCGGGGCGACCTGCAGCTGTCCCTCGCCAGCAAGCTGGACGTCTACAACATGCGAAAGGGGACACACCGGCAGTTGACGCACCGGGATGCACTCAATTACTACCGACTCGAAGGATGGACGCCTGTCATCAGCACACTGGAATGTCGGGAGACGCAGACACGGCGCTACGTGGGGGCGCCATGAAGCGGACGCACCTGTTGAGAGGCAAGACCTTATACAAGGCAGAACGGCGCAAGGACGGCACGATGGAACGGGTTTGGCAATACGGGGATTTCATCGCCTACGAATACGAGGAACTACGAAAGGTCGGGTGGCAGGAATGGCGCGGATATCGCAACAAGCAGGTAAGCAATTCGAAATGATGATCGAACAGGCAAATCAGGTGTACAAGCTGCAAGGCAAGGCGCTCGTGTTCAAGAGTGAGCCAAGTGTGAAGACGATTCGCGGGCAGGCCGGCAAAATCGTCAAGACCATCTACGCCGAAGCGAACGGACTGGACTACTTCGGGACACTCGCAGGCGGCAAAGGCATCTTCTTCGAAGCCAAGCAGACGAAAGGCAAGAGCTTTCCGCTCAAGAACATCAAGCCGCACCAAGTAGAGACGATGCGGACGCTCGACAAGCTCCAAACGACCACCTTCCTGCTCGTTCGATTCAGCGATGTAGGCAAGATGTACCTGCTTCCGCCGGGCGCCTTCCTGCAAGCGTGGGACGGCTGGACGAAATACAGCAACCGGGCGAGCATTCCGCTGGCGACGTTCGAGGCACACGGGACGGAGATCGCGGCGACGAACGGCTGCGCGGTGGATTGGTTGGACGCGGTGCAAACGCAGTGAGGAAGCTCTAAAGTTAATCGAAATTACTCTAAAGCTAAGAAGGAGATGAGGATATGTATTTGAAATCACTTCATCATTACAATTTCAGACACGGAGAAGAAAACCCAAAAGTGTTGTCGATTCTTCAATATAAACCGGAGAATCTCGAGTCGAGACTGTGCTTCAAAGTGCAGTACGAAAGCGACGGAATGATTGACTATGTGCCGATTAAAGCCGCCGCGAACGGAGAATGGGAATTCACTGAATCGCTTGACTAAATAAACGTTAGCCCATCACCCCGTCAATCAGCTAGATAACTAGAAAGGAGTAGCGGCATCATGTTTAACCAACACCTCGAAGTCTTGCCTCCAAGTGAAGATGAGTTGTACACCCAGTACATTTTGGAGGGGAAGAAGCAACGGGATTTAGCGGATCACTACGGTGTCAGCGTCAAACAACTGCGCAAGTGGTTGAGTGATGCGGAAATCAAGAAGAAAACGGATATCCCGCCCGACTTTGTTGAGAAATATTCGTACCAAGGATATAGCCAAAAGGAATTGGCCCGACATTATGACGTGAAACTTTCGCAGATCGAGAGTTGGAAGATGAGAGCAGGCGCTCTAAAGCGACAACCCACCGAGATTGAACGGTTGAAGAAAAGAATGCGACAAGGTCAATCTGTTTAACGAATAAATCCCACACATAGAAGGAGTTTTGAATCCATGACGTACCAAGAACCGCAACCCCTGATCGTATCGTTCGCCACCCTCCAAGACATCTGTGCCAAGCAAGTCGTCCTTGACCGCCACATCTGCGAAGACAAGGGCATCACGCCGCACGAGTTCCAATATGATCTGCACACGAAGCGCGAAGTCTCCCTCCTTGTCGAAGCCGGCGAGATGATCAACGAGACAAAGACGTTCAAGTATTGGTCGAACAAGCGCATGGATCCGGAGAAGGTGCTCGAAGAAGCGATTGACTGGCTCCACTTTTACTGCTCGCTGCTGATGACGGACTACAAGGAAAGCCAACACTATCACCAGTACGATCTTGCCGTGTACGACCGGCAGTCCTACGAACGCAACGACGAGACGCTCGACGCCCTCTACCTGCAAATGTTCCAAGGGCAACGCAAACACAACATGCTCGCGGCGTGGTCGCTGATCTTGGAGCGACTGGGCTACACGGAGACGGACATCATCGGCATGTATGAACAGAAAAACGCTGAAAATTATAAACGAATCTTGGAGGCGTACTGATGCAGGAGCGGCTATTCGAGACACGACTGGATAAGGGGCAACGCAAGGCAGCCGGGAAGCATTTGAAGGAGTATTTCACGCTTCCGAGCCGCATCGAGAGCAAACGGGCGATGGCAGAGATGGCGGCGACGAAGATGACGCCAGGGTACGTGCCGAGCGAGGTCCAAACGCACCAAGCACCGTCGAGCAAGGTGGAACGGTATGCGATCACGATGGACGAGGTGGACATCCTTGAGAAGCGGTACGCCATCCTGTCGCGGATTTACGACACGCTGATCGATGACCAGCAACGCGAGCTGTGGGACCTGCTGTATGATCCACGCTATTTCCGGTCGGACGACGCCGTCATGCAACAGATGCGGATCAGCTCGACGCGGACATACTACGGCATCAAGAACAAGCTACTCGGCATCATTCACGACCATTTCGGAGACGGGTACTGAGGGGCATTCGCTCCTCGGCGCTTGTCGGGATAAGGGGGGATTCACCTTGATTAAAATATTGGAGTTGTTCGGCGGTATCGGGGCACCACGGAAAGCATTGATCAATCTCGGTATCGATCACAAGTCGATTGATTACGTTGAGATTCAAGAAAATCGGGTGAGGGCGTACAATGCCCTCTACGATCACCGGCACAAACCGCAATCGGTCATTGGGTGGGACTTACGACCGGACGTCTTGGTTCACGGCAGTCCATGCCAAGATAACTCACGCGCCCAGTTCAGCAGCCGGATTGACGCGTCACTTAAACAACGGGGTGCAGGCAAGGAAAGTGGGACACGCAGTTCCCTGATGCACGAAACGATTAAGATCATCCGCAATATGGGTGAATGGAAACCGAAAACGGTCATTTGGGAGAATGTCGTCGGTGTACTCGACAAACGGACCATTCCGGCATTCAACGAATACCTGCGGGACATGACGGAACTTGGCTACACGAACACCTTTGATGTCATCGATGCTCGGGATTATGGCGTACCACAAGCGAGAGAGCGTGTCTTTTGCGTCTCAACACTCGGAGAAGCCTTCCAGTTCCACCAGATGACGAAGCGTCCCATGCAACCCATCTCGCAGTATTTGGAGAAGGATGTCACGGATCCACAATACATGATCACGATTCCTTCGATGCTCAACAAGATCGAGGAGTTCAACCCGGTACAACGAGGGGATGCCTACAAACGCAGGCTCGGCGTCATCGATGAGTTCTGTTGGACCATCACCGAACGGCAGGACCGATGCCCGAACGCAGGAATCATTCGTCTCGACGACCAACCGGCGTACCGTTATCTGACTGAACGGGAAGTCTGGCGACTGATGGGATTTGATGATGCAGACTTCGACCTTATGCTGCACCAGTTCCCGATGAAGCCGGGTAAGCGGAATGCCACGCTGTATGCACTGGCAGGCAACAGCATCGTCGTCCCGGTATTGGAAGCGATATTCGAAGTCCTGTTGCTGAATCAGACGAGTAGCGAACCTGTCTTGCAAGAATGCTTATTTTAGGAGGGAGACCATGACGGTTTACGAAGTGCCACCGAAAAAGGAACTGTACGACCACTATATCGATGCCAACATGACGATTAAGTGGCTTGCCAGTCATTATCACGTTAGCGAACGGGTCGTCAAACGTTGGTTGAAGCTACACGGATTGAAGAAGCTGGGCAGAACGGACCTCGTCACCCGTGCCATGTACACACTGTTGTCGCATGGGTTCTCAGGGAGGGACGTCGCCATCCTGTTTGACACGACGCACACAGCGGTGTTTAAGGCAAAGAGCGTGTATGAGAAGAAGCTGAGGGAGGGAACGGAATAATCGTGTAGAATGAAATCAAGAGGAGGCGATTGCAATGGATGAACAAACAGGACTTAATGCAAAAATCGGACGTCCGCTACTGGAACACGTGGAACTGGCAGGGGATAAGGAGACGTTTAGTAGCGAGTCACCGACCTGGCGTTTACATTGTTTCACAAATGCGGAAGATGACATCAACTTTATCGAGCGTGAACTGGACGTACTTTATAACTGGAGCGAACAGCACGAACTCCTCGTCGCAAAGACAGAAGAGGAAAAAGCATACGACCGGAAAGTTCAGCAAGCACTCATCGAACGGTATCGAGATTTACGGAAATAAGCAGGCGTCCTTCGGGGCGTCTTTTTTGTGAGGTAAAGGATAAGTAAAGGAAACGGCAAGGGATAGCACGTTTATTCAGGGTATGCTTGTACTGTACCAATTCGGTTTTGTTTCTCCTCTTCCGGGGCGGTACACAACGGATAAGCGCCGGGTCATCCATCCCTTGCATGACGTGACGTTTATCCCTTGCCAACAGCGCATGACGCAGCCACACACATAGCAAAGACTTCCGAGTCGTCTCAGTCGGGCGGAGTGGTCGTGCGTTGTTTGCAGGAAATGAGGTGAAAACGATGGTGGAAGAAAAGAGTTGGAAAGCTTTTAAAGATTCCGGATTGTTTTGGTGGATCAATACGTTACTTCATACATTTGGGTGGGCGTTAGTTATCGAAATGGATAAGGAGACTAGCGAAATCATTCGTGCTTATCCTGCCAGGGTGAAGTACAGAGGATTTGATGAAGAATCGAATAGCGAAGGGTACAAGAAGGTTTCTCGATTTATGAAAGAAAATGCCGAGGAGCTTGAAGAAGAAGCAAAGTCATAAGCATCCTCCGGGGTGCTTTTTTCGTGTCTTGCAACCAGTGGGTACCGCCCGTTGCTTGGAGTACACGAAAGGAGCAAGGCACATGTCCAAACTGAAACTGCATGACCGCGTGAAGACGACGTACAAAAATTCGCCGAACCGTAGTGGTGTGATCACCACGTTGTTGTCAGAAACAGCGACCATTCGAGTAAGGGATTGCGATGGGCAGTACAAAAGTGAGATTCACATGTTGTACCGGTTGACGTTGGACAGGGGCGAGCCTCCTGGAGTGAAGGAATAAGAGGGGGAACTAAGGTGGCGGCTTATCGAGGTGTGTGGCTTAGGAATAGGTACTTTATCGATGAACATGGAGAGAATTACTCTATAAAAGAACTGATTAATGATAATACGTTTGATTTAGATGAAAAGGAATATACATTGATTTTTCATGATGAAAGTAAAGTTGAACTGAGGTGGACGGAAGGTTCAGAAAGTGTGGCGAAACACGGATGGTACACGGATCGCGAAGGAAATCATCATCGTGTGGTTGACGTCACTTCTGAGCGAATCGGGATTATTGATGAACCCACTACTGTGATGAAAGTAACAACTATTCACCTGAGTAGCGGCGGGACCGTCTGCGTAAGTTCTAATTTGTCATTACAATGATTTGTGAATGATTAACCAAGGCGCCCTAACCGGCGTCTTCTGGATTGTTAAGAGGAGGAATTAACATGTTGCATATTTTAACGGTAGTATTCATCGTGCTGAAATTGACCGGGGTGATTGCCTGGTCGTGGTGGACAGTATTACTTCCATCTATTTTGATGCTATTACCCGTACTGTTGATGATAGTAATTGGTCTAGGAGCGCATATTCTTGCGGCAATCAATAAGTGGAATGAGAAGTATGACTAAGGCGCCCTAACCGGCGTCTTTTTTTATGCCTTGCAACGAGCCGATGGGGATAGCCCTAGTCGGTTGGCTGGAGAGCATAAGAGAGAGGGGGTGAGGAAGTGGAAAAGCTAACGCGGAAACAACAACTATTCTGTGACGAGTATCTGATTGATCTAAACGCGACACAGGCGGCAATACGGGCAGGATACAAGGTAAAGAACATTGAAACAGCAGAGTCGATTGGAAGAGAGAACCTCGGAAAACCTCGGGTCAAAGCTTATATAGACGAACGGATGAAAAACAAGACCACTGCCCTCATCGCCTCGCAAGATGAAGTCCTGGAGTATCTCACGGGCGTCCTGCGCGGTGAAGAAAAGGGAACCGTCCTCGTTGGACAGGGACAAGGCTTCCAAATCGTGTCGAAAGAGACACCGACGGTATCGGAACGCACGAAAGCCGCTGAACTGCTCGGGAAGCGATACCGCTTGTTCACGGACGTCACGGAGTTAGAGGTCAAGACACCGACGTTTGTCGAGGATGTGCCTGAGAATGATTGAGGGTCCAGTCGTCAGCATCAAAGACTTAATCGGAGGCGGGTACAACCGCTTCTGGCATGACAAATCGTTTTACCGTGTCGTCAAGGGATCGCGGGGGTCGAAGAAATCCAAGACCGCTGCCATCAACTTCGTCGAACGGATCATGAAGCACCCGTGGGCGAACCTGCTCGTCGTGCGCCGCTTCTCGAACACGCTCAAGCAATCGACGTACACCGACTTGAAATGGGCCATCGCCCGTTTGGGCGTCAAACACCTGTGGAAGACGAACGAGTCCCTGCCGGAACTGACGTACAAACCGACGGGGCAGAAGATCCTCTTCCGTGGGCTGGACGACCCGCTCAAGATCACGTCGATCACCGTCGAGCACGGCATGCTCTGTTGGGCATGGTTCGAGGAAGCGTTCGAGATCGAGACGGAGCACAAGTTTTCTACGGTCGTGGAATCGATTCGGGGGAGTCATGAGTCAGAGGACTTCTTCAAACAGGTGACGATCACGTTTAATCCATGGAGTGAGCGGCATTGGCTCAAGAAGGTGTTCTTCGATGAGCAGACACGCCGGAGCAACACGTTTAGCACGACGACGACGTTCCGCGTCAATGAATGGCTCGATGAAGTGGATAGAGCGCGGTACGAAGACTTGTATCACACGAACCCACGCCGGGCGAAGATCGTTTGCGATGGCGAGTGGGGGATTGCGGATGGACTGGTGTTCGAACGGTTCCGCGTCGAGGAGTTTACACGACGGGATGACCTGCCGAACTATGCCGGGCTTGACTTCGGGTTCTCGACCGACCCGACCGCGTTCATCGATATCCAGGTGGATGAAGAAAACAAGAAGCTCTACGTCTGTGATGAACATTATCAGACGGGCATGCTCAACAGCGAGATTGCATCGATGCTCAAGTACAAGCAGGTCCACAAACGCCATATCGTCGCTGACAGCGCGGAACCGAAGACGATTGAAGAATTGCGTCGCTCCGGTATCACCCGCGTCACAGGGGCACGCAAAGGCAAGGACAGCGTCATGCACGGGATCACCCGCTTGCAGGAGTATGAGATCATCATCCATCCGCGCTGTTCGAACTTCATCATCGAGATCAACAACTATGTGTGGGATAAGGACCGCTTGAGTGGCGAGTCCATCAACAAGCCGATTGACGATTATAACCACTTGATGGATGCCTTGCGGTACGCCGTCGAGTATCTCCACGTTAAGCCGAAAAAGCGGCGTGAGGGAAGAAAATTGAGTTTCTAGGAGGTGGATGAATGAAAACGCATTTGATCAAGAGTGCAGGCAGTGTGACTTTGCCGGTCACGAAGTCGATTCTCACCGAATCAGAAAGTGGATCGTGGGTGGCGCCGCCGTATGAGCGGGCTTCGTTGCGTTTGATGGTGGAACAGTCGACGATCTTGCGGCAGGCCATCGATGCTTATGCCCACAACATTGCCGGTTATGGATTTATGCCGGAATACGTCGAGGAAACATCTGATGATGCCGCTAAAGAAAAGGAATGGAACCAATTGCAGGAAGCACTCGACTGGATGGGATTCGACGAGCCACTCACGAAGGTATTCAAGCAGCTGGTCAACGACCGGGAGACCATCGGAGAAGCGTTTATCGAAGTCTTGCGTGATCCGAAGGGCGAAGTCATTGAACTGGTCCGTGTCAATCCGGATGATATTCAGGTCAGCAAGCCGGGCAGTCCTGTCGAGGTGACGATTGAACGCATGGGCATCAAGAAGAAAGCACAGCGGGCGTTCCGTCGTTTCCGGCGTGGGCAGAAACAATTCTTCAAACAATTCAATGACCCGCGACAGATGGACCGCTTGACGGGTGATTACTTACCGGATGGCTCAGTCGGAACCGCAACGGAAATCGTCCATTGGAAGCTCGGAGAAGCGGATTACGGCATTCCCCGATGGATTGGGCACGTTCCGTCACTCGCAGGAGCGCGGAAAGCGGAAGAACTGAACTACCGCTACTTCACACAAGGACGTCACCTACCTGCCGCAATCATCGTTTCGAATGGTCAATTGTCAGAGGCGAGTGAAACACAACTAAGCCAATATGCGAACGATGTCGGGACTGAAAATTCTCAGCATAAGATCCTCGTCATTGAACTCGATGGAATTGATGAGGACCCGACAGGCGAAAGTAAGCAGGCACCAAAGGTTGAACTCAAATCGATGACCGACATGCTCCAAAAGGATGCCTTATTCCTCGAATACGACGACAAATCACGGGATAAACTCCTGTCGGTCTTTCGCTTGCCTCCGGTCTATGTTGGCTTATCCAGTGACTACAACCGCGCGACCGTCGAAGAAGCCCGCCGTATTGCAGAGGAACAGGTCTTCCAACCCGAGCGGATGGAGATTGAAATGATGTTCAACCGCTTGTTGCTGCCATCATACGGATTCAAACATGTAAAAGTGGCACTCGGAGCACCGGAACTGACCGACGGAGAGTTGATTATTGCCGCTGTCGAGAAAGCTGGGGCTTCATTATCCGTCAATGAGAAGCGTGCCGTCATTGGTCCGCTCCTCGGAAAAGAGTTGGAGCCGCTCCCGGACGAACAGTACGACCTCCCTTCGGGTGACAACGTCGTTTCTCCTACGCAACAGCTCGCTCAAGCGACGGGAGAAGCATTAGCCAAGTCAGAGGGTGGCGTCATCAAAGACGTGCTTAAAGACGTGCGGGACGGTCTCGACGAACTGAAAGATGTCGTCGGCGGTTGGAAGGGTGAGGGCGATGTGTGACATCTCCTTCATCACGAAAGCGGACGACGATGAATTGCGCGGCCTACTGAAAGACTTTCCGGAAGTCGAATACCTGATTGAACGGATCAACGGACTGGAAGCGGTCTTAGCCAAGCTCCTGCGGGAGCATCGGAAAGATTACATCAAGGCAATCGAGCTGTTTTACGCTGAAGTCGGTCAAACGATGGGCTTTGCGTTTCAGATGGGTTTACCGGGCGTTCTCGCATCCGTCACGATGGCGCCTGCCGTGTCCCTGGCACTGATGCCACACTTGCAGGAGGTTGCGTCTCATATTGCGAGCACGACGATGGCACGGATTGACAAGGACGTCGTATTCAGTGCGATCAGTCCAAGCCGCATCCGCTTCATGCAGGCGTATTCGGATGAGTTGGGGAAGGTCCTCGACCAAAATACCGCTAACAAAGTGACGAAAGTCATCACAAACACCTTAGAACAGCGCGGGAGTGTCCATGATGTCATTCAAGCGCTCAAAGATGAACCGGACTTCGACCGGGCACGCGCACGACGGGTTGCCATCACGGAAACGCTGACCGCTGCCAGTGTCGGGGATGATGAAGCGTACCGGCAGTCACCGGCTGTCATTGGTGTCGAGTGGTTGCACAGCGGAGGACGCAAGAACAAGCCCCGTCCGTCGCACGTCGCATTGAGCGGTACGCAGAAGGGGCTGAATGATTTCTTCGATGTCGAGGGTGAGATTGCCAAGTATCCGCGGGATACCTCATTGTCGGCCAAGCAACGGATCAACTGCCATTGCACGACGGTTCCTGTCGTCGATCAGAATATCTTAGGTTTATCCGCTGAGGAAAAGAACGCCATCCGACAGGGCGCCATTGATCAATTTGAATAGGAGGGCACTTATGCCACGTGAAATCAAAAACTTAGTTGTATCCCACGTCTCCATCGTGGACAAGGCCGCCAATAAGCGGTCTTTTTTGTTGACCAAAAGCGAGGAGCAACCGAACGTTTCCCGCGACATGAACATTCTCAAGCAGGATGAATCACAGCAAATTGCTTACGGCGTTGTGTATGAACCGCTCGTCAAGGATGCACACGACGACTACATGACTGCAGATGAAATCGAGAAGGCGGCGCATATCTTCCTCAAGGATTACCGCCAAATCGATAAGCAGCATGACTTCACGTCACAGGTTGGGGATGTCATCGAGTCCTATATTGCACCGGCTGACTTTGAACTCGGTGGCGAAACCGTCACCAAAGGCACATGGGTGATGGCCGTCAAGGTAGCGGACGAGGTCTGGACCGGCATTCAAAAGGGTGAATATACCGGATTCTCGCTCGCTGGCATGGGTGAAGTCATCGAAAAGTCAGAGGACCACAAGTCGTTCCTTGCCAAGGTGAAAGATTCCGTCGCGGAAGTCCTCAAAGACATGGGGCTTCTACCGGACGAACAGGGAGAGGAGGTGACAGACATGACACAGGAACAATTGCAGAAAGAACTCGATTCGTTCAAGACCGAAATGATGGACTTCTTGAAATCCGCTCTCCCCGTTGCGAAAGCAGAGGAGCCGGAACAAGCCGCCGCTCTAGAAGGTGATCAGCCGGAAGAACCGGACGCAAAGCCTGCTGAACCAGAAGCATCTGAACTGGAGAAAGCGCAAGCAAAGATCGCAGAACTCGAAAAACAGCTATCTGTCCGACCGCTCCCAGGATCACACCAAGAAGTCGAAAAGGCAGCAACACCAGATAAACCTTCATACAACAAATACTTTGGCTAATAGAGAGGATGACACCGATTGACTATCACAAACACTGAAATTCTCCAAAAACAGATGGAGAGCATCAAGAAATCGAACAATGTCACATTACCGGCGGATGAAGGTCGTGCTTACATGCAAGACGTCGTCGCTTCTGGCGAAACGCTCCGGAAACTCAACTACTACCCTGCGAAATCAGCAACAGGGAAAATCGAAATGCTTGGCGTCAAGAAACGCCGCTTGAAAGAGCACCAAGGCATCAATACGACACCAGATGGGACGGATCACGTGGAAGAGCGGAGCGTCCCATTTGCTTTGACTCCGGTCTACACAGACGCATGGTTCGAAAACGACAACGTCTACTACACAGCTCGCTCACGTGGTCAAAACGTAGAGGATATCGTCGCTTCGATGATTCAGCAGCAGTTCAGCGCTGACTTGCAAGACCTTGCGTTCAACGGCGACACGGCTTCTGCTGACACGTTCGTTAAACTCGACGATGGTTTCCTCAAACTTGCGAAAACGAACGCTGACACGATCAAACACGACGTCACAGGCGATATCGAAATCGCGGATCTCCAAGCGGTACCGGTCAAAGTCAAACCAGAACAGCTCCGCGTCGGGAAATACGTCTGGATCATGGGCTCAGGTACACACACGAAACTGCAAGCGGAAGTCATCGCACGCCCAACAGCACTCGGGGATGCGGTTCTTATCAATGGTCTCTTAGCGAAGCTTCACGGCTACGACATCGAGATCGTCG